AGTGCTCCTATACGGATGCTCTTTCTCAGCGGTATTACAAACTGGCCCGCTAACCTTATGTGTTGCTTAATTTGCCTAAGTGTTCTTTAAGAACTTTGGAACCGCCGACCCTTACATTAATGATTCCGTTATAATACTCGTCTGTCTCTAGTACTCTACGGTCAAACTGTTCCTTTGCCTCTAGATAACTCATAATGCCTCTGCTTGGACACATATATAATATTTCTCTAGTAAAGTTTTCTGGGCCTAATTCTTTTACATCTTCAAGTAAATGATCTGAAGATCCCCAATAGTCTCTCCAATCACTTTCTTTAGTTCCACGTCTTTTGTTTTTCTTGCCTTTGAGTGGTGGCTTTGTGGTTTTAAACTTAGCTAATTTTTTGCCTACGTACTTTTTGTTATTTGTCAAATTGGTTATAAGATACACAAATCCTTCTATGTCACTAGGAATTTCTTTGACTTTGTTACCTTTGTACGTCCATTGCATGAACATACTTACCGTAGCCTATTCTTTATTTGCCTCAATTTTGGTTTGAAACTTATCGTGTATTTCGTTAGCTCGTAACTTGCACAATCTACGTATTTCACGTAACCATTTTCTACTAGCACGATGCGTTCTATAACTTACACGCTGTTCAAAATTCTCGTTTGCCTTGAAATATTCTAAGTAAGCCTTTACAAGTTGGTCATGTATATCATCATCAATCATAATACATTGCCTTTAGTGTAATAGGATTAGTGCCAGTCGCATGACCTGCAATTTTTGTATGACAATCACCACCTATTCCTTTTAAAAATGCTCTCTCAACTTGTCCTTGTGCATATGTTTTTTTATGATTTGCCTTTTTTACTATATCTATTGTGTCTTTATCATTTGCTCTTGTTTGTAAAGCAATTATGCCTTGTCCTACAGCCGGAATAATTGGTATTTTAATTGTAGTTCTTCTAATATCTAGTGCTTTTAATCCAGCTTCAGCAAGTACTATAGCATCATATTCGCCGTTGTCAAGTTTTTTCAGCCTAGTGTCTATATTTCCTCTAATAGGTTTTATTTTTATGTCTAAATTTTTATATAAATCTTTAAGTTGTGCAGTTCGGCGTGGACTGCTAGTGCCTATAGTACACCCATACCCGACACTACCTACAAGAACATCATGTGGACTGTTGCGTTTAAGCATTGCTGAAATTACTAAGTTTGGATTTTCTTCTCCAGGCATATCCTTTAGGCTATGTACAGCGACATCTATCAATCCTTCAGAAAGTGCATATTCTAATGCACTACAAAAGACTCCTTTTCCTCCTATTTCATATATAGGAGTATCTGGATTTAAATCACCATCAGTTTGTATTATTTCAATTTCTGTTTCACAAGAAAGTTGTTTACACGCTTCGTTTGCATATGCTAAAGCTAGTTTACTTCCTCTTGTTCCAATTTTTAATTTCATTCTATGTAATCAATATCATTTTCGTATGATGTAAAGCCGTTTTCTTTTACAACTCTCATCACGTAATTGACCCTTCCTACTAGTTCGTCTTTATGAGATATTAGATAAACATTTTTGTCGCCTTCTCTACCCATTTTTTTAAGTACAGCTAACGAGCCTTCTACACCAGCAGTATCCATTCCGCTATCAATAAGCTCGTCTATAAACAATAAATTAATTTTTTGATAAAGACTTTCCCAAACATCACGAAACGCAAAACTCATACCAAGTATAAGTCTATTACGTTCACCTCTTGACAAGTTGTCAAAGTCTAAATCTTGTCCTAGTTGTGTAATTTCTACTGACAAATCGTTTTGGAATACAACACTATGTGGTAATCCAAGTTTATCTAAGTAATATGTAAGACGATTGTTCAAATACATTAGATTTTGATCAATAATCTTCTTACGAATGAATGAATCTTTGTTGGTAAGCAGTTTAAATAAGAAATCTTGATGTTCTTTGAATGTTGTAAGTTCATTAACAGGTGTCCAATCAATTTCTTGTACTGCCGTTGCATTAAGTTCATCAATTTGTGATTGATATGGATCTACTTCTTCTTGTTTTGCCTTTAGAGATTGCTTTAGACTGTCAACATTTTGTCTATGTTCATATGCTTCTTTAGCAGTTTCATAAAATGTAGTAGGACGTCCGTTGATATCACCAATTTCTTGCAAGTCGTGGAAAATTCCTTGTAACTTATCGCTTATTTCGTCCAAGTATGACTGTGCATCTTCTAATTCTTTTTGTTTTCTTTCAACAATTTCAGCTTTTTTGTCTTCTTGTAATGCTTGTCCGCATGTGTAACACACAGCATCTTCTAATTCTGCGATGTCTTTTGTGACTTTTAACAAAGACTTGTTAGCACGTTGTAGTGCAGGCTCTAAAGTGCTTTGTTCTTTTTTAAGAGCCATAATAGCATTGTTGTGTTCATTCCAATTTTGTAATTTTTCATGAGATTCTAGTTCAACTTCAATGTCTAAATGCTCTAATTCATCGATAGCTTTATTTAATTTGTCACTATCTTGTTGTTTTTTAGCTAACCATGCACGTTGAGTACTACGTAATCCTTCAATAGTAGTTTCAATTTTACTATTTGCGGTTTGTATTGCATTAATTTTTGCAGTTTCTTCTGTAATTGCTTCTCTTGTTATACGTGTTTGTTCTTTTAATGCTTCTGCCTTCTCAGATAATATTGTTATACCTAGCAACTGTTCGATTATTGCACGTTGATCGTTTTGCCTCATACTTAAAAAAGGATCAGTATAGGTATTCAATGCAACAATATGCTTAAACATGTCGTGACTCATGTCTAATAAATCATTTATTGCTTCTTGAGTCTTACGGCTGTCACCTTGCGACTCATCTGTCATTTCCTGTTCATGTTCATTTATAAAAAATTTAAGAATATTCGGAGATCTACCACGTTCAATACGATAGTCCACACCGTTTTTTTCAAAATGCAATGTAACTAACATGCCTTTGCTGTTAGTTTTGTTAATTAAGTTGTTGCGTTTGATATTTGTAAGTGCTTGCCCATATAAAGCATAAGAAAGTGCATTAATTATAGTAGTTTTACCAGTACCATTACGTGATCCACTGTCATCACCACCTTGATCTAAGTTTTCACCAAGTACAAGTGTTAGTTGCTCACGATTAAAATTTACAGCTTGGGTCTGATTGCCCACGCTCATAAAGTTTTTTACTGTTAGGTCTTTTATCTGTATCATAGTTCGTTATAAATGTCCAATAGCATTTTCTTATTAAAGTTGTCAGAGTCAATAGCGGCAATTTCACCTGCTACAATTTGATCAACACTTTCAAATTGTTGTATGTCAAGTTCAGTATTAATTTCTTCTAGTTGTTTTTGTGGTATAAGACTTATTTCTCTACAACCATAATTGTTTATGAATGTTTCTTTTACAAAACTTGCTTCTTCATAACTTATAGGCAAGTCTAAATTTACACGCAAGTACATATTTGGCTTAATTAGTGTAGATTGTTCGTCTATTAGCTGAGATAATTTTACAGTTCTGTATTTAGGACAGTCTGGCCAGTCGATATATTGCGGTTCTGTATTGTTTTCTCGATCCAATACCATCATTCCACGGCTATCATCCCATGCATCTGCGTAGTTATGAGGGAAAGCATTACCGATGTAGTGTATCTTACCCTGTTTTTGTCGTTTGTGGAAGTGTCCACTGAACACATATTCTTGATTCTTGAAGTGTTCTGCTTTTAGTTCACCGTGATCGGGCATTTGTACCATAGCATTCATATAGAAACTAGGTAATTCAAAATGCCCAAACAAGTATTTTGCATTAATTTTACTAATTTTCTTCCATTCGTCACCTACTAACCATGGAACTAGTGCTACATCTTCTTCTTGATATATAGAATCAATGAATGTTATGCCAGGAATGTGTTTGGCAAATGCTGTTGAATTAACATCTCTTTTATCTTTGTAGTAAAGATCGTGATTACCATCAAAAAAGTAAAATTTTTCAAAGGCTTGTCCTAGCTTTTCCATACAACGGATAGTACTATCCATTGTTGTTAGGTTTAGACTGTTTCTATTATGATGCCAGTCCCCACAGAAGATACCTGTTTCGCAATTATTTTGTTTTGCTTGATCAATGTACCAATCGATAAAGTTTTCACAGTCTTGGTTATGTATTTTACTATTACCTTTGAGGCCAAAGTGTATATCTGTAAATACAGCGGCTTTCTTAAACAAATTTTATTTCTCCGTATACCTATTCTCGTTGAGTATAAAGCCAAATTTAGGCTTTGTCAACTGTTAATTTTGGGTTTTTTGGCTATCCATTTCTCTTTTCATAGCATTATCCCATTCTCCGGCCGCTTGTCTTGTATAACTAGGGTTCATATCGTTCATTTCTAATATATCGTCTCTTATATTTTGATTTCTTTTTTCTATATTGATTACACGTACAAAACTATTAGTAACTGCCGCTGTGTAGTAAGCAAAGGGGTTCTGTGACTTAGATTCATCAAATTGTAAGCCTATTTGTGCTAATTGAAGTATTGCTTGTCCACGCATTTCGTCATTATATGTGTATCCTCGCACATTTCCTCGTGTAGCGTAGCGATCACACAGTTTCATCCACATCATTGCAAGTTTATTTGTTGCTTTGCCGTGATCTAAGTTAAAAAACCCGTTTTCCATACCACCTTGCCAGTGACTTTTACCTATACATACTAATTCATCGTTGTCGTTAAACTTATAGTGTTGAAATGGTGGAAAATTTAGTTTTACTTTCCTATCAGCTTCTGTTTTTGGTGTCTTTTTACGTCCAGGCTCATCAGGAATGTGTTCAAATGTCATAATTCTAAAAACTAATTCAGTTTTTTCAATTTTTCTGTAATCAATTTCGCACTGAGCAAGTTTTATTTTTTCGCCTCTTGCTTTTCTTGCATCGAAATCCGCATGTTGTAATCTTTTTGCTTTATTTCTTTTTGCTTCTGCTATTGTTCTTACATTTATTTTTTCTATACTAGGTAAAATTATGTCAAATTGATGATATTCAGGATCTACGTAGCTACAGAATGTACTTTTTGACTTATGTATTTCCTTTAAAATATCTTTGTTGTTAAGATAGTTTATTCTTTTCATTTTTTCTCCAAATTGTTATTACATTATAATATACGCACATTAAAAAGTCAACTAAATAATACATATAGGAGACAAATATTATGCCAGAACCAGATTTAGATGCCTTTGGTGGACCAGGTCCAGCTATTACAACAAATTCTGCAAAATCACAATCTAGAAATTCTAAATCTCCTGTGCAATCTTTGCAAGATTTAGGAGGAAGTTCTATTAGCTTTGGAAAAAGCGTGATACAAAATGGATTTAAAAACACAGTAGAAGATGTATTTGCAAACGGAGCATCTGGACTAATGAGTTTGTTGCGTGGCAAAGGTATTCCTATCGACGGTTTAGCTGGTGGTTTGTTTTCTAGTAATACAGCAAGCTGGGCAAGAAACGATGATGAAGACTGGAGAGTAAAACTTAGCATTCCTAATGGATTAGCATTAGAAGGAAATCTACAGTCTAAGTTAGTTGAAACAAATGGAATGATATTTCCTTATACTCCAACAGTTATATTTTCTCATAGTGCCGCTTATTCACAAATCAAACCTACACATAGTAATTATCCCTTTCCTATATATCAGAGCAGTCAACCTGACAACTTGCAAATTACCGGAGAATTTTATATAGAAGGTGCGGACGAGGGCCTTTATTGGGTAGCATGTGTACACTATTTAAGATCAATTACAAAAATGGCTTATGGTAAAACATCTAATGCAGGTACACCACCACCTATTGTTTTATTAAATGGTTATGGAGATTATGTATTTAAAAATGTACCAGTTGTAATAATAAACTTTTCAGTAGATTTACCGACTGATGTTGATTACATACATGTTCCAGAAGCAAATACATATGCTCCTACAAGAAGCACAATTACAATACAAGCTATTCCAACATACTCAAGAAGAGAAGTGCATAACTTTAGCCTTGATACTTTTGTTAAAGGAGGATATGCTAAAGGTAGGGGAGGATTTATTTAATGTATGCTGAAAGCAGTCCTTATTATAAGACACAAATAGTATCCGGAGAATATTTAGACATATTGCAAATTCGTCCTGTACCAGCAGAACCAGATGATGTGTTATATACAATAGAAGTCCAATACACACACCGTCCAGATCTATTAGCATTTGATATGTATGGAGACAAAGATTTATGGTGGGTTTTTGCACAAAGAAATTTAGAAAAATTAAAAGATCCTATTTTTGATTTTGAAGCAGGTACAGAAATATTTGTCCCTAAAGGACCGACACTTAAAAGATTACTAGGATTGTAATATGGATCCACAAAATTTAATTTCAAGACTTAAATCCAAAGGTCAGGATCTAGCAGATAAAGCAGAAACTGCCGCAAATACTGTAGCAAATAATTTTCAAGAATCAGGTAATATATCTGTTGGCGGAGTTGCAAGTGCAGTCGAAGGTGCTTTATCTGATATTACCGGATCTACAGTTGATATGACAAAAACTGTAAATGGTATTACTGGTCCTGCATTAG